CTGTTGAAGGATAAAAAATGAGAAAAGTGGCTAAATTAGGCGATTCAAGTAGTCACGGAGGGAGTATAACAAGTTCTAATACTGACCATAGGACTTTTGTTGAGGGGGCTGAAATTTGTGTTGAAGGTGCTATTCTTTCTTGTCCTGTTCACGGAAGTCAGCCTATTACAGGTAATTTGGATGAGGATTGGTATGTTAATGGGAAAAGGGTTGTTTTAGATGGTAGTACGGCATCTTGTGGAGCAAGTATAAATGCTTCTTGTAAAAAAACTTATGGAAATTAGTGTATGTAAATTTTGTAAAATGCCTATTAGAAAGGGACAGAAGTTTTGTTCTTTAGAACATTACTATGCTTGGATGAGAACTATTGAAGGGCGTATGTTTTGTACTGAAATTGTTAAAAAACGGGAATTCTCACGATTTCAATCGTGAGATGGGAGCGAACTAAAATGGTTAGTGGAATAGAAGAACTGCGGTATCATCTGGTTTGGTGTGTCAAATACAGGTATAAGTTATTGACACCTGAAATAGCACAGATACTGAAAGATTTTTTCTTTAACAAACAAAGTATCTGGAAGATAGAAATTATCTCTCTGTCTATTGAGCCAGACCATATTCATATGTTATTCAAGGTCGTATCTTCACAGATAGACATAAATAAACTGATAAAGAGAATAAAGGGTAGCAGTAGCCACTTCATTCGCAGGAAATTCCCATATCTGCAGGTATATCCTTCTTTATGGACAGCATCCCATTATTTAGGAACTACTGGTGAGGTATCGGATAAAACAATTGAAAACTACATAAACAATCAGGGATTACAAGAGGAAGAGATTGTAAAAAGGACTTTTGTTTATAAAGTGCTTAAGTCCAGTAAGAAAAAAGAACATCAACTAAACACCTGGCTAAAAGATTTCAAGACCAGACCTAAGGGCTTACAATCAGGGTATCAAGGCAAATTCCCAGACCAGATTTGTTTAAGAAACGACTTGATTAAGATAGAACCAAGTCAAAATGTTTCCTGCAATTATTGGCTTACTTTACCAGGAGGCAATGGCTGGAAACAGATAAGTATCGGTCTACTTGGTAGAACCTTACCACAGGACGCTAAAATAAAAGACAGCAAAATAATCAAAAAAGATGATACCTTTTGGGTGCACCTGAATATAGAGCAGAGACGAATTATCCAGAACAATCTTACTCCCTCTAAAATAAGAGCAGTTGACCTGGGTATTTCTCATCCTATAACCTCTGTCTTATTGGAAGATAATCACCTAAAGGACTATCAGTTTTGGGGTAAAGAACTAAAGTGCTTGCTTTATAAGAGGCAAAAAAGAGCCAGTAAACTGCAGAAGTATATAAAAAAATTGAGTAAAAAGTTGCGAAAATACACTTTAGGTATAAAAGATTGGACACATAAATATACCAAAGAAATTGTCAATAAAGCCCAAAAAGAAAATGCTTGTTTAGTGGTGGGTAATATCCATAACATAACAAGGAAATGGGATAAAAAAGAAAAAGAAAGAAATAATCAATTTAGGAGGAAAGCCAAGCCAGTTCCCTACGGGAAGATTATGTCTCAGTTGTGGTATAAAGGAACTTTAGCAGGAGTTCAAGTGATTTTTCAGGATGAGGCATATACTTCCCAGAGATGTTCTCGGTGTGGGGAATTGGGTTGCAGAACCAATGAGTGGTTCGTGTGTAAAAACTGCGGTTATGTAAACCAAGCCGATGTGAATGGAGCGGTAAATATCGCTCTGGCATATCAGCGGGACTACAATGGTTTAGTCCGTCTGCCTGGTAGTTTACAGGAGACCTACGATTTCAATCGTAGGTAATCATGCATAGAGGAGATGTTCTTGCTATAGTAAAAGGAGTTAAACCTATAAATTGGAGGGAGTGGTGGACATTGAAACTTTTAGACTTGAGGAGAGGATAAAGATTGCTTCCTTTAAACATAGAGGAAGTGTTACCGCTATTGTCAAGGAACTTAATTTACCTGAGACCAGAGAAAGTTATGAGTTTGTAGAAAGGGTTTTAAGGAAGTTAAGAAAGCGTGAACAGAGAGATGTTGCTATGTTGATTAGCAATAATTTAATGCGAGTGTTAATGGAGGGACACGCTCAGAGAGTAATATATATACAAGAGATGTTGAGAGTTTTGGAAGGAAGAGAACAAGCAGATGTTTCGGTTTGTTGTTCTCTGCCTGTAGTAGTTAGAGAAGGAAGAACATATTGTATGAAATGTAACAAAGAGTCTGAAGTTCAGAAAGTAGACAAGATTGGTATATTTATCTTGAAAGTAAAACTTTTGTCAGAGTTGAGGGAAGAAGACAAAGCATTAGTTGATTTTGCTGTAAAGATGGGTTATAGTGCTATGGAGCAATCTGACCAGCAACCGTTAATCAAGAAAGTTCAGAACATTTTGTATTTAGGTGGGGGTTTAGAAGGTTTATCTGAAGAAGAGAAAGCAACCTTGAAAGAGATTAGCCAACTGTCTCCGATAGATAGAGAAGTAATCATAAAGAAACTTGAAAGGTTGGTAGAGAATGGACGAGATAACGAAACGGAGAGTTCAGACCTTTCTTGAAGCAACTTACCAGTTAAATTATAAAGAAAGACCTGTATCAATTGACCAGTTTGTAGAAGACCAGCAGTTTTTAGGGAATAGTTTTAATTTTGGCAAAGCATTGTACCCAGTATGGAGGCAAGCGTTAAGAGAGATTTTTTGGGATGATAGTAGATATGTGGTTGTGTTAACTGGAGCAATTGGGACAGGTAAGACTACTATTGCTGTGATTGGAATGTTATATGTAATGTATAGATTGCTTTGTTTAAGAGACCCGTGGTTGTATTTTGGGAAGTCTGAAGGTGGGAAGATGGCTGTAACATTTTTTAACTTAACAAAGACATTGTCTGATAGTAAAGGTTTCCAGTTAATGCAGTCATATATGTTGAGAAGTCGGTGGTTCTGGAAAAAGGGTGCTGCTGTGGGTTCTGAGGTAGGAAAGAGAATAGAGTTTCCGTTGTTTTCCTATGTTTTAGCGTCTCCATATAGTAAAGGGTTTGGAATGATTGGAGAAAATGTTGTGGCAGGTTTAATGGATGAGTTAGATAGTCCTATGGAGAGTGAGAAACAGAAAGTGAGAGTATTGAAAGCTTATGAAGCTACTGTTAGAAGGTTTGAATCACGTTTTGTAATTAGAGGTAGAACAGTTGGTAGGTTGTTTCTTGCTGCGTCTAAGCAAGACGAGTTAAGTTTTCTTGAGACATATATAGAGCAGATGAAGGGGTCTCCGAATGTTTTAGTTTTTGACTTTCCACTATGGGACGCAAATCCGCAGTCTATGTATAGTGGGAAGAAGTTTACTGTTTCCTGTGGTGACCCATATAATTCGCCAAAGATTCTTGAGACAGAGGAAGAAAAGAAAGATGCTTTGTTGAGAGGCTTTAAAGTAATAGATGTTCCGATAGAGTATAGAAATGCTTTTGATGTAGATTTAGTAGGTGCTTTGAGAGACATTGCTGGGATTAGTGTTCGCTATGTTAGGAAGAGCAAACTTTTTGCCAGTCCAAAGTTAATTGATGAATGTTATGACGAGTCTTCTGACCCAGTTACTGTTAAAGAAATAAAGTTAGGTCTGAGGTCAGAAGATGAATTGATTAACTTTTTAGACTTGAGTAAAATCATAATGCCAAAGGAAGTTCCAAGGTGCATACATATGGATATTGCTGTGTCAGGGGATGCACTTGGTATTGCTATGTCAGGAGTGTTAACAACTGTAACTGTTAATGCACAGAAAGATGATGGAACTTTTGTCAAACAGAGAGTTCCTATTGTTAGAACAGACTTTGTGATGAGAATTGTTGCTCAAGAGGGAGAAGAAGTACCTTTGAACAAGATTAGAAAGTTAGTGCTTGACTTGAAAGCCAAAGGTTTTAATGTTGTTTTATTTACTGCAGATTTGAAGTTAGCGAGCACAGACACACTTCAGATTTTAAAAGTCGCTGGAGTGGAGAGCAAGTATTTTTCTGTTGATAGAACTACTAAGCCATATCTTGACTTCAAGCAAATGGTGTTAGAGAAGAGATGGAGTTGTTATAGGAATGAATATTTACATTTTGAATTGTCAAACCTTGAATATGATAGAGAGAAGGGAAAGATAGACCACCCTGATTTAGTGAAAGATGTATTTTTGAAGGATGGAGAACTGCAAGAAGTGGTTTTGAAAGGTTCAAAGGATATGGCAGATGCAGTATGTGGGTCTGTTTGTAATGCTGTGGAGCTTGCTGAAAGTGTAGAGGTAATGGATGTAGATGCAATGAAGTCTCTATTGCAAAAAGTGAAGGTATCAGAAAGTGGAAAGATTAGTCCTTATTGGTGGGTGTCAACTGGAAGTAGGCAGGAGGTGATTGCTGTAGGACAAGACTACAAGAAGTTTATAGACATATTAAAGAAAAGAAAGAGATAAAAAAGTGGATATTGTCTTGACAAATATAGACAAGCAAATTTTGGAGGATAGGGATAAATGTCCGTAAAATTTGCTCCTAATCCAGATAGCGACTATAGGTTCATCTATCTTGATGTTCAGACCTATGCTCGTGAAAAGAGACTTGCCTATCTATTGTTCAAGTATAAAGAAACCCGGAAAGTAGAAGACTTTGAAAACTTGCTCTTATATTGTGATGAATTGTTAATGTATTTTGTAAAGAAATGTCGAATGAAGTATGCATACTTGAGTGAGGTCAGCGGGCAAGAATGCTATGATTCTGCTGTGATTGCTTTGATTGACGTGGTGAACAAGGTAGATAGTTCAGTCCCAGTTCGATTGCTTCCTGCGTATATATCTGCTTATGTAACAGCCTATCTCCGTAAGGAATTTAAGTGCTTTGAACGAAAAGGGCAAGTTGGCGTTGAAGTCTTACGTGAAGAAAGAGACAGAGAAAAAGAAGAGAGACTTAACCGACCTAATTTTGAATTGCTAATAGATAGTTGTAGTGAAATAGAAAAGAAAGTATTGCGTTCTCGATTTATTTACAAGAAGACGCTTTCTGAGATAGCAAAAGAATGTGGTTGTTCAATTTTCAAGGTGCATACAATTATCAAGAAAGGGTTGAAGAAAGTTCGTAAAGTATTGAATCTCTTTTCGTCCATCCAGAGGTGGTAAATGTTGTTGATAGTAGTTTTTATTGTTATAGGTCTGTTGATTTTGCAGGATGTAAAAGAAAGAGATGAATAGGTGTAGTAGAAAGGCAGGTGAGAGATGAATTTAAAAGAAATAATCCAGCGGTTAGAAGCAAAATATGGGATAACAGGGACAGAGGGATTTACTGAAGAGTTAGTTGAACAGATTGAAGCAATGGTTGAAGAAAAAATTGAAGCCGAAATCTCTGCCAGAAAAGAGGAATGGAAAAAAGAGTTGCTGGAGAAGTTGCCGAAAGAAAAAGGATTGCCTGAAATACCAGAACTTGATAGTTATAGAACAGGATATGACGATTGCCTTTCCGAAATCAAAACTTATAGAGGAGATGTAAAATGGATAAAACAGACGGAGTTATAATAAAACTTGGCCCTTCAAGATATGGCATAACAGGTAGGGCGGATGTGGATACTGAGAGGATAACAGAAATTATCAGATTAGAGGCAATTTGGTCCAATAGAAGTATAATCCCAGAAGTATGGGCAGAAAGAGATGAGACACTTAGAAAGCAAATGGTAGATATTGTTAAACGATATTTAGCAATGGAAAGATTGCCGACACCAGAGGAAGCTCATAATTCTTGGATGAAATCTTATTTTGAAATGGGCTGGAAGTATGGAGAAAAGCGAGACCCTGTATTAAAAACACACCCAGATTTAGTGCCTTATAATGAATTACCAAAAGATGAACGAGATAAAGATGCTATATTTCTGGCGTTAGTGTGGGCTGTCAAAGCCATAGTCAAAGAGATAGGGGGGGGGTGTGAGAGATGGGAAAGATAAGAGAGATATGCTCAAAGACTACATTGGTCGCAAGTTATGTCTGAAGATGGTGAAAAAAGGGTGTAGGTTTAGAAGATAGTGTAAAAGAAATTTATAAAAAAATTGAGTGTAGGTATTCATATATTATAAAGAGGTTAAAAAATGCCAAATATCCGTACTCTATTGAGGAGATTTACTGGTGCAAAACCTGCCACGCTTCCTGCCGAGCAGTTCAAGCAAGGAATTTCTGACAAAGAAAAAGAACTAATTAGGAAATTCGGTGTAACTGTTGTAGAGCTGAACAAAGTATTAGAGCGATTGCTACAAGTAAATCTTGAAAGAAGTGCTCTCTATGGTGAATGTGAAAAAGCCTTACAGCACTGGATGGTTGCTGCAGCTGTAGAAGTCTATGCCGATGCTGCTACTCAATTCAATCAACTGCAGAATGCAACTGTATGGGTTACAGCAGAGAATAGTAAATATATGACCGAGCTCGAGAAGCTCTTTGATAGAATAGGGCTTGAAGAAAAGATATTCGATTGGGCATATACCCTTGCCGCCTATGGCGACTTATTTGTAAAACCTGTAGCACATCCTGGCTTAGGTATAATTGCTGTAGAAGACGACTTGCATCCTTTAAATGTAAGCAGAGCAGACTATCTTGGTAGATTGTTAGGTTTCTACAAGACCCCACAGGGAGTTGTTGCCAGTGTAGTAAAAGAAAGATTATTGCCCCCGTGGGAGTATGTCCATTTTAGACTATTAGGGATAAAGAAGAAAAGACCGCTATATTCTGACCAGATGTTTGCCGAGTTCAAGACTGTCCAATTACTGTCTCCAGATGCGAAAAGAATAACTGGGAACTATGGTAGCCCAATTATAATAAATGCCTTGCCTGTATATAAAAGACTAAGGTTGGCAGAGGATGCCTTGTTGATGGCACGTTTGACCAGAGGCATCCTGCGTTATATCTACAAAGTAAAAGTCTCAGGTGAAAATGTCGAGGCTGTAGCAGAGATTATTGACCAATACGAGGAGATACTGAAGAGAGCAAGAGCAATAGATTTAGAGAATCCGAATTTTGAAAGTAAATTCAGTCCTCTATCTGCCATAGAAGACATAATTCTGCCTGTCTGGGGTGATGTAAATGACTTAGCCATAGACAAAATTGGTGGGGATGCCGACATAAAGTGGATAGTAGACATAGAAGAGTTGAGAAATCAGCTCTCAGCAGCCCTTAGAGTTCCTCTGCAGGTATTAGGTGGCTATGGAGCTGAGTTAAAAGCAGGTTTAGGAGAAAGTGCCTTAGAGCGGTTGGATATTAGGTTTGCAAGGGCGTGTAGGAGGCTTCAGCGTAGTATAATTGAAGGAGTAAAGAGACTGTGCCAGATACATCTTGCCTATATGGGAATGGACCCAGACTTGAATCTCTTTGACATACATATGTCAGAGACCTCTTCTGCAGAGGAAGAGGAGTTAAAGAGTGCACTTGAAAAAGGAGTTGACATTGTTCAGAAAGCTGTAGACTTGATTGTGAGCAATGTAGAGGGTGTAGACAAAGTAGAATTGATTAACTACTTCAACCAAAAAGTCTTAAAACTTGGTGATTTAGACTTAAACAAGTTAAAGAAAGGTGTAGCACCAGTTCCAGAAGAGAAGCCTATTGAAAGAAGAAAAATCCTTTATGAGTCAAACGGGATATTGAATGGTAGGCAAGAGCCTATGAAAGTGGCTTCAGACTTGAAAGCTTTGTTGCCTAACGAGAAAGAAGTCTGGGAAAAGTATTATCGAGACTCAGAAGTGATTATGGAGAGGAAGGAGGGTTAGGTGTTTGGACAGTCCCCGCAGTCCTTAAGTGTACTTAAGGCTCCTTATAATAATAGGGAAGGGAGAGAAGAAGGAGGTTAGAAAAAATGATACCTGTATTTGATTGGTCCAAGATTGACCCAAAGAATCCACCCGATGAAGTTCCAGCAGAAGGTGGGAAATGGGTTAGAGACAAGTCAATAGGTCTTGCTTATGTATTTGTAGAAGAGAAGAAAGAGGAAGAAAAGAAAGTAGAAAAGAAAAAGGAGAAGAAATAGTAGAAAAAGGAGGGAAGAAATGAAAAAGATGTATGAAGCAATCCATCGGGCGATTAATGAAGAGAGGATAGGGGACTTGATAACTGA